GCAATCTCCGTAAACGTCAACCCGGCGCTCTTCGCCGTCGGTCCAACATACTTGAATGACTCACCTAAATCGGACAGGCTGGTTGCAGTTGCCAGGAAATCCCGAGCCAAAACGTCGTTCACATAGGACAGATCAGTTGCAGAAAACCCAAATCCATTCAGGATTCCCGACGCAATCTCCGCCGCGTCCGACAACGACACCGATCCCGCAGCGGCCATATCAAGGACCCCAGGCAATGCCCCCATGATCTCGTTCGTGTCGAATCCAGCCGTGGCCAACTCATTCATCGCGTACGCGGCCTCCGACGCGCTGAACGCCGTCGTCGACCCCAGATCGATCGCCAGGTTCCGCAGGTTTGTGAACTCCTTCCCACTGGACTCTGTCGCAGCCTTGACCTTGTTCATCGCCTGTTCGAAGCTTCCAGCCACGTTGATGGTCGCGGCGCCAGCAGCGGCTACCGGAAGACTGATCGCCATCGTCATCGTGTCGCCGACACTCGACATCTGCCGACCGACCGACGCGAACGAGGTGGCTACAGATCGGCCAGCCGCCGCTGAACGCTGCGTGATCTGATCAAACGACTCGCCGGCCTGGTTTCCCAACCGGCGGAGTTCCTGATTCGCCGCGTTGACCCCGTCACGGACCCCGCCCGAGATCTGGTCCGCGACCCCGGTCATGTCGATGCGCACACCACGGAGCGCCGTGTTCAGATCACGCTGGAACGTCGAGGCGAACTGCGAAAAGTCCGCCATGACCTCGACAGAAGCCTGCCCCGCTCTCGCCATGATCGAATCATGTTCCAGTTCGGTGCCGACACGGAAGATCCGGGTATCGTCATTCCGTGGTCATGACAACCCCACTGGTCGACCTCGGTGTCGCGCAGATCAGCCGCGACCGAACCGGGACAGTCACAATCGACGACCCCGGCTCGCCGCTTCTCGTCCGCGTCCGCACCGACACCACTACCGAACCGGCCCGGATCGTCGAACTGACCGTGGTCGCCCGGCACCCATCCGCGCGGATCAGCGCCGCTGGCCTCGCCCGACTACCCCTTATCCAGATCCGGCACGTCGCAGTAGCCACCGGCGCGCACCCGAATGACGCACTGTGGCACGCCGGTGTCACCCCGAAACCCGTCGGGGTCCGGTCATGGGACCGTCGGCACTGGGACGAGGTCCTCGACGTCCATGACTGGGCGATATCCACCGGCCGGCCCGGGGGCGGCCCCCAGGCCGTAGCCGACATGTGGCACGTCGCCCGGAACCCAACCGCCTACCGGTGGATCAAACGGGCCGCGACCGTGACCGGACGGACCCCACAGAATCACGGCCTACCGCCCCGCTGACGCATCATCGTCTCGAACCCGGACGCTTCCGCCTCCGGCTCCCACCGTTCCGCCAGCGTCAATTCTGGCGGCACCGTTTCGATATCCCGGTCGACCTTCGCCCGTTGCTTCTTATCCGCGTCACGGGTGAACACCCGATACGCGGACTGGACGAACGCCCCGAGACTCACCGCCTGCGCGTCAATTCCGTGCATGAGGAGTTCCCCCATCACGTCCGGGGCCTCCACCACCGACCGCACCAGCCGCACGGCCGCCCACCACGACACACCGGCCGCGACCCCGACCGCGTCCCGGGCAGCCCGAACACAGTCATCATGGGTGATCGCCCCATCGTCGAGGGCATCGTCAACATCCCGGTCCGTCGGATCGAGCATGCCGGGGACGATTGCGAACCAGTCGTCGTCGACGATCGGGACGACCCACCGGATCGCGGGAAGGGGTGCGATTCGGTAGGTCACCCCACCAAGGTCAACGGTGACCGGCCACATACGCAGCGCGGCGATGCCGTTGCCCTTCATCGTCCGCTACTCGCCGGCCGTGGCCAGCGCGGCGCGTCCGGTCCGCCCCGCCGACTTCGCGGCCTTCCGCCGGTCCGCCCGGTTCCCGTTGTCGACGTTCGCCCTTTCGAGGGCTTGCAACGACTCACGGAGGAGCGGCAACGTGTCCTCGATCTTCGCCTGCCGGGTGAGCAACAGGTCTTCGAGGAACTCGACGTCGTCCGGGTCGACGATCACGGAGCACACGGTCTTCAATGCCCGGTCCATCAACCGAACCGCCTCGTCCGCCGTGATCTCCTTCATCTTCGCCGCGTTCGCGAACAGGGACTGCATCCGGCGGATCACCATCACCTGTTCGATCTCTGGCACTGTGACCTTGATCTGACGGCCCCGAAAGTCGACGGTGGTGTCGACTAGACCGTTGGGTTGGACCGTGGGCTCGCCAACGGTCTCCGCGTCGAGGGCGGCAGCGATGACGAGATCCGGGTCGTGGCCGTTCTCCACGATCAGACTCCGCAACCCATCGATGATCGTTTCGGCCGTCACGGGGTTCTTCCGCGCGTCGACGACAATCTGTCGGACTCCGTCGAGGTCGACTCCGGAGATCGGTTCGAAGTCGCGGCTGTATCCCGGCACCGGACCAACAACTTGCCCCTCGACCGGGGTCGGTTCCGGTGTTGTCTCGGCGACCGTCAACCGACCGTCGAGGACCGCATCGGGGTCGAGGCCCTCGGCGGCGAGCATTTGCCGAAGTTTCGCGATCCGTTCCGACCCAGGGTCGCCCGTAGCCTGCGCTGGTGCCGATGGCGTGTCGACGACATCCGGTTCGTCGACTTTCGAACGTGCCATCCGGGGCGAGGTCTTCCGTGGCGCCGGTGTCGTGCTGTTCGCAGAGCGGACAGTGCCCATACGATCTTCCCTCCTCGTAATCTAGTCGGAGACTACCGTCCGCTGGAACCGGAATCCCTCACTCACGGAGACACGCTCGGCCGCTTTGGCCAGCCACGGGTTGCCCGGGATCCTCGCCCCTGGGTGACGTACTGCCCTAACGATCACTGTCTTCCCCCCCATCGTGAACGCGAGGGCCTTCTTTCGTCGTGCTCGGATTGTCCGTGGTCCGATGGTTGCCCCATCGTGGACTGCAGCCGCGTACTTCGCGCGGTTGACGACCGTCCCCTTCACCCTCGTCTTCATGACCTTCACGGTCATTCCGTGCTGGCCGCGCAGGAACCCGCTGTCAACCGGCGCGTCGATCGTCGCCTGATTCACGATCTTTCGGCATACGTTCGTGACCTTGATCAGGCCGACCCGCGCGGCTACGGCGTTTGCATCCTCCCGGTCTACGGTCCCCCGAACCTCTTTGACGTAGACCCGGATGATCCCAGCCACTACTCATCGCCCGGTTCAGGTAGTTCGACCTCAAGGAACCCAATCTCGACCAGGCCGGCAACCCGGTCCGTCACGGGCATCCGCAGGTGCTGGCCGGCGAACACCGCGTCGTGGGACACGGCGACGAAGACGGGGAGCAATCCGTCGCGGCCGGCGTAGTAGCGGAGGACCGACAACCGGTCCGACGATGGGGCCGGGGCCGGGGCTGGCGCTGTAGGTTCCGTCGCGGTCGGGGTTTCGGTGGTCTCCGCCGTGGTCGGGGGGGACTGTCGGCGTTGCCTCTGGGTCATAGCGTCGGCGCTCCTTGGCAGTCGCAGGCCGGGCCGCTGATGGTCGTTAGATAGGCGACCCCGACGCACCCGCCCTCTGTGGTCAGTGGTTGGCCCTCCTCCTGGAGAACCGTTGCATCGTATTCGTGGCTGGCCGCGTAGCAGCAGATCGCGCGACGGATCGCAGCCCCGTCGTCGTAGACGCCGAGGGTCGTGTCCGTCCACTCGTCGCACGGCGGCAGTACCTCGGGGTCTGCCGTTGGCGCGCACCGCACCGCACCCAACTCGAACTGGACAGCCCACCGGGTTACCCCGCAGGGTGTTGCCCGGTCATCCGCGATCGGGAACGCCTGCTGCCCGGACGGGTACGAGCGGACCCACCTCACCCACATGAGGCCGGAGCAACACTCGTCATCGTTCTGGGAGATCAACAGTTCTACCCGGTCCCCGGGGCGTAGGCACACGACCCGGGGGGACGCCGGCGGGTTCGGGATCTTCGCGGCCTCGGCGGTCAGACAGGTGACGAGGTCCGCGGCGATCGGGGCGACCAGGGGGTCAACGATCGGTGTGGTCATGAGAGGACCCTAGGCGGGCGTTCGTCCGGGCTCCACACGATCGAGGCCATGGTCCGGCCGTGGGGATTCTCCAAGGCAATGATCATGTCAACTTCGGGGATCCCTGTGCGGATACGTCCCGGCTCCGTGGTCGACAACTCCTCGACCACAGCTTCAACACCCTGCCGGGTCAGCGAGCGGAGCTTCCGGGGGAGCGCGCACGCGGAGCTTCCCACGCACGATTTCGCCCACTCGCAGGCGAGGCGTTCGGTGGCCTTCTGTACATGGGCCGGGATGGCCGTCCCCTTCTTGTACTCGATCTGAATCGCCGGAGGGCTCTGGGCCGAGTAGTTGGTGCAGGTTGGCCAGCACACCCCGTCGGTTCGGACCAGGATGTGACCGTTCATGACCTCGTAGGAGGCTGGCGGGAGGATGATCCCATCGATCGTGACCTCGGTGATTCCGGCCGTCGTGGTCGGCCCCTCAAGGTCGAGTTCGCAGCCGGAGCAGCATCCGGCGTCCTCATCCTGCCCGGTGCACCCGTTGTACCACTGTCCCTGGTGGATATACGCCCCGCCGTAGTCGGGATGATCTACCGGATATGTCTGGTACTCGCGGAGGAGAACGGGTTTCGCGCAGGGCTGAACAACCACGTCACACAGGCCGTAGCGGCGTGCCGTGGCCATCCACATCACGCCGATGGCGAGCGCTCCAGCGGTTTCCCGAACCTCCGGGCTGTACTTGTCCCAGCAGACCCCGCATCCGCACTTCGTGATCTCCCAACCACACGGTTCGGACATTTCAGCCCCCTTAGAGATCTATGACCGTGACGGGACCGTACAGTACGGTGCGATACATAGATCCGATGTACGCGTCGACCCGCCACCACCGATCGTAGGGATCGGTCAGGGCCGACCCCGGGATGTACGCCTCGGCGGTGATCACCGCCGCGGCCTGCGACACGATGATCATCTGTGCCGGGTTGCTGGTGGTCAGCACAAGGGCCGGTGATGCGGTATCCGAGGCACACCGGTCCGGCTTCAATACCAACCGCAGCGAGGTGATCAACGTCAGGTCGTCCGTCGGATCACTCCGCGTGATGGTGATACTGACCGTCTCCGCGTTGCCCTGATGCAGGGTGATGGGGACTAGGGCGGACATGCGGTACCTCCCTTGACCACTGCCATTCCCGTCAAACCACGTGTCGCCGCGGTGCCGCCGCGGGTCGCGGTCGTCGCGACGCCAACCAGTCCGCGGGTCGTCGCGGAGGCACAGAGTGCCGGCAGCGGAATGTAGGCGAACCCGGGGACTCCGACCGTAGCGACCGCGGCGACCGGGCTAGCCGGGATGACGGTGCTCGACGTCGACAACCCCGGTGCGCCGACCGTAGCGACCGCGGCGACCGGTCCCGCCGGCTGCACCGGGGTAATGTTGAGGTTGTCCCACTCCGCGTAGTCGTTGGTTCCACCGTCCCGGGCGCAGTTGATCAGGATGCTGACGGCGTCGGTGGCGATCCACGCCGGAGCCGGGACGAGGGTTCGGCGTGTTGTCCAGGTGATTCCGTCCGGGCTGGTCTCCCAGAGCACGGATCCGGCGGAGTTCCGGATCCGTAGCCAGCGATGATCGTTGGCGTCATAGGTCAGGTAGACGGCGCCGGGATCGGACCAGCCGACCCGGGAGGTGAGTGACAGGATCCCGCCGATCGCATCGTAGAGAATCGATAGATATGTTCCGCCCGTTACGGAGAGGATCGCCAGTTGGCACCATGCGGACGTTGCCCCGGATCCCACCGGGACGGCAACCAACTTCGCGTAGACGTGGCTGAGGGCTAGCGTCCAGATGTCCGACCCGCCCGGCGAGGTCGACTGGAATCCGGCGTCCTGCGACACACCGCCGAGGTGCTCGCACGGGATCCGGCCAAGGCCACCAACGACACCCGCGCCACCATAGTTGGAGTTCCAGCGGCTATCGGGCGCCTCGAACCGGTCTTCGAATGCCCCCGTATCGACGGCGACCATTGTTCACCTCGCCGCTATGGTGTCCAGTCGACAGTGAACATTCCAGCCCCGGGCCATTGAATCACGAATGATCCGGCCACGGTGGAATAGTCGGCACCGAAGTTGACGAGGCAGATCGCGTTGTTGCCTACGAGCGCGTCGGCGTAGAGAAGCGCACATCGGGCGTTGGTGATCGTGGACCCGGCCCAGGTGGTGTCGTCGAGGTTGAACGACATGACCCCGGCCGCCCCGGAGAGGGTGGGTCCGGAGACCGCCGTACCACCGGCGACGTAGCCGGCTCCGCTGACCTCATTCGCCGTGAACGCCCCGGCCCCATACGCCGCAAGGGCAACGGCGGCATCAAAGTCCGGGGTAATCGCGTTCGTGAACATCGCCACCTTGTTGGTGGTCAGCGAGAGGTCTACCGCGAGCTGGGTAGCACCAAGCACGCTGATGAACGTCTGGACGAAAAGGCCCGAGGCGGTAACTGGCATGATCAGTCACCAGCGGTGGCTTTAGCGGTGATGCGTGGCGCCCGGATCGTCACGTCATGGTGATCATCCCATTCGGTGACGGTATTTCCACGTTCGTCTGTGACGGCACGGAACGGGTTGCCAGCCGCGTCGCGTCCCTCCCGGATCCTGGGCGTGGAACGTCCCCTGATGACGGCGACCGTACGTACCTTGTCTCCGAACTCGCTCATGATCAATCCGATCTGCGAATGGGGACGACCGTATGACGATCGCCCCCATTCGTCTGGTTGGGCTGGTCAGGTTGGGATGACCAGGGTCTGGCATCCACAGGTCGCGGTCGGTGGTACCAGGTTCACGGGCATGAGGAGGTCATGTGCCGTGGTGGACAGTGCGGTGAACAGTGGCGAGGCGACACCGAGGCTTGTGTTCTGGACGTTGTACGGTCCGACCCCCCACTGGTTGCCGTCCCGCGTGATGGCCTCATTCACGGTGAAGTTGACCGCGTCGTTCTCCACGGTCGGCTTGCCCACCGTTCCCTGGTGGAGCCAGGGCAGCAGGTAGTAGCCCCACTTCCGGCCGGACGCCGAAGCGCATCCACCATCGGCGATGTTCATCCACAGCTCGAGCGCGACGTTGGCGAGGCCGTACGACGCGCTGTCGGTAGTGAATCCGATTGATGCCGGAGTTGGTGTCGAGTCGTCGACGACCAGGGGCGACCCGGTGAGTAGGTTGATCAGTTCGGGGTCGACCTGACAGAACTCGATATTGACCTTGATGCCGTTGAGCAACTTGGGCGACAGGTAGTAGTAGCACCGGGACCCGTCGGCGCGGGTCGGAGAGATCTCGTTCCCGGACGCCTCGTCCGCCTCAATCTCCATGGAAATGAAGCCCTTGGAGACCACGGTGGAACACATCCCGGCGACCGGCGCTCCGCACGTGTCCAGCTTGGTTGCCCGGATGACGAGCCCTTGCAGGTAACTCACGCAGGTTGCCACTACGCCACCCCCTTCCTTCTTCCCGCATGGCGGGTTGGTGTCCGGGCCTGTTTCGGCTCGGTTGGTGCGTCGGCCCCGGTCACGACCCCGGTTGGTTCGTCGGCCCCAGCCACGACGGCCACGACCCCGGCTGGTGCGGGACGTTTTCCGGCCACGACGAGGTAGGCGGAGAGGAATCGCTCCGCCAGGTCCTCGTCGACCACGAATCCGCCGTACCCGGTGGCGATCGGGGGATCGCCCGGGTCGGTGAGATCCGTGAGCGCTTCGAGGGTCTCTCGGGGGGTCAGTCCAGGAACATCCTTTATGATGATCATGTTGGGATACCCCAGTTGTAGATGGCGGACGCGGCTACGCAGTCGTACGTCACCGCGTACTCGCGTTCCGCGACCAGGTGATACTGGTTTGTTGTCCGGTTCAAAAGTTGCTGCGGGGGGGACACGAACACGTCCGGCGCCCGCCACACGGTGACGTTCCCCGACACGTAGATCGTCCCGTCGTCGGGATATCCGCCCCCGAACGCCCAGATCGTTCCCATGCGGGTGCGAAGTAGCGGGCCGTCCGGGACGATGAGATCGGCGTTCATGGCGTGCGCCGCGATCCGGGGTGACGCGTGCAGGTACCCGACATTCCCGTACTGGGCGTCGGCAGGGACCGGCAACGCGTCGGCACCGTAGAGCCACTGCTCCAGCTCGCCGACCACGTCCGTCAACGTCACCCCGGGGGCGACCAGGGGGGTTGCACCGGCGGCGAGGATCGTCGCCATCCCGGCCTCGGCGACCGACTGCTCGCCGTTGGCCAATCGACGCCGGACCTTCGCTTCGAGGTCCGCCGTCGTCTTCCCCGCGCTTCCGCAGGCAAGCGACGCGTAGACGACGAACGATTCGCGCGTGATCGGTGTTTCGTCCGGGTCGAACTCCTTGTTGCCGATCCTGATGTCGGTGTGACACAGGGTTGGGTATTGTCGGGCGAATCCGCACGACACCGGCTCGTACACGATCCCCCCGGCCAGCCCATGGGTTGGTAGGTCGAGGGGGCCGTTCGCCGCTTGTAGGAGTCCGTACCGGAGACCACGAGGTTCCGGGGCCGGAACTACTTGCGGTGGAGCGATCACCATGGCTGCTCACCTCCCTTCGGGTAGACCGTGGCCAACCGTCAGGAGTGCGCGCACACGCACAGGCAGCCCGGGTCGACCGACGCGGTGTAGAGCCGCGAGAGTGGGCACATCTGGAGGGCGGCCCATCCGTCCTCGACGAACATCGCCGTGTACTCGTTCGTGAGGAGTTTGGTCGAGTCGTACACGGTGTCCAGGGATACGACGGGTTGTACTGCTTTGACCCAGGTTCCGGCCGGGTAGATCAGGAAGTCGGTCGTGAGGGGAAGCGCGGTGAGCGCGGCGGCACCGCCGGGGCCGGTCGGGACGCCGGAGAACGCGTCCTGCCAGTCGTAGACAAACCTCGGCACGGCCTTCCTGATCGCGAACCATTCCACGATTTGCGCGTCGGTGAGGCCGACCATATCCACGCCGGTCCGCCGTGTTCCCGCGGCGCGGAGCTGGACGAGGACCCACATCGGGAGGACGACTTCGAGGGTGCCGTTGAACGTCATCCGGTTGCGGTACTTGGCGTCGGCGATGGCGAGGTCAACGGCTCCGAGGAGGCCGGAGATCGCGTCGTCGCAGGTTGCGTCGGCCGGGATGACGGTCGCGGCCCCGGATGCGGTGACGACCGCGGCAATGAACCCCATATTGATCTTGTGTGGGAGGGCGTTCATGGCCTGCCGGCTGAACCACTGCACCACCTCGGGGTAGCCCCGGCGCTGCAACAGGGACCCAGTGAGACAGAAGTAGTCGACCCCGAGGCGAACGTCCGTGAACCCCGGGCACGGGATGTCGTAGCAGTACTTCGACGGGGACTCGGCGATCACCTGCGCCTCGGTGAGGTGCGTGGTGCCGGAGTTGCCGATCCCGGACCATACGGTGGCGAAGTTGGGGCCGCCCCCGGTCGGAATCTGCCAACCACCCCGCTCGGTCTGGAGTTCGGGGACGTCAAGAATTCCGTCGAGCGAGGACAGTTCGCACAGGTCGTAGATCGGCTCCGATGGTGCGCACCACCCAGCTGCTGCCGTGATCGGCCGCCCGCCCTTCACCGACTGCCGGAACGACTCGATCAACGACCCACCGGGGAGACGGCGTTCCGACGCAGCGAACTGCGCGACCGGGAACCCGTCGGCACCCTCGTTGACCCGCAGTTCCTTCGGGAACTGGCGCCGGAACTCTACCCCGCCGTGGCGGGTGAACTGCCGCATCTCAAACCGGGCGGTTCCGTCATCGGCGATGACCATCGTCTTGACGTCGACACCCTTACGGACGATCGCGGCCCCCGAGTCGCGGACGCGCGGATATCGGTCGACTTGGTACGACAGTGCCTTGACCGCGTCGGCGAACCCGTCAAGCTCCTGTCCGGTGGAGAACCGGCCGGGGACGTCCGCAGCCGCGTGCATGGTGACGGTGGACCGGAGGATGCCGTCGGGAAGGTCCGGGGCGCCGGAGCGCCGGGCCGCGATGTCGCGGACGGCCGGGTTGCGGGTCTTCGCGGCAGCCGTGACGGCGTCGCCCTCGCCGGTCCCGCCGTCGTCGTCGGTCCCGCCGTCGTC